GCACGGCTCCGCGCCCGTCGATGTGACTGATAGCCTCCACGATGCGGTCTGTCGCTGTCGCTGGTCGTGGGTAGCCCGTCGCTGCCGATAGCTCAGCCTCACGCGCCCTGGCGGCGCCCGCTGTCTCCAGGACTAACCACCGCATCAGTGCGCCATCCTGACGCTATAGCGGTCGCTGAGGTAGTCCTCAAGCGATGCGAGTTCATTCTGCCTCAGCACGCCATCGAAGATCAACACCTCAGAGATAGCGCCGTCCCAGTGCGCCGTCTGGCTGGTGCCGTGACCTACCGCGAGGGTCGTCGCGAGCGCGTTCAGATCGCCCGCGGAAACCACAGACCCAGCCTCACCGTTGATCCTGGTCACTAGATCGCCGTCGCTCACCGCAACCCAAACAAGATCTGCGCCCTCGTCGCCCGCCGAATCTGCGGGTGCGACGGCAGGCGCAGGGGCACCGTCCGGATAAAACCCAGAAGTGGGACCCTGACTGCTGTTGCCCACGACAAGACTGAAGTATGAACCGCTATCCGATGGAGCGCCCATCACAGCGCGACCATGGGCTGTGCCCCACGTTGGTCCATAAGTAGCTCCCCAGGTCCAGCCGCGGCAGATCACGATGATCGTCCACTCGCCCACGTCGCTAAGCATGCCGTACAAACTCGACCCTTCGAGCGCGTCATCCGATCCGTCGAAGGTTAGCTCTGGGCGCCTGCCGAGACCCCGCTCGGATAGCGCTGGCTGCTCTGATGCTGTCGCCTGCGAGAAGTCGCGACCGCGCCCGCTCATGTCGCGCCATCCGGAAACGGTCGACCCGTTCGTCTCTACGCCAGCGTCAGCTCGGCACCAAACAAGGAGTTCGGTGCTCAGATGTCTCGGGTCGAAGCCTTGCGCCGGATGCTCTGTCTGCACCTGCGATCGTGGGACCGGCTGCTCCTGCTTCGGATGCTTGCGGAAGACCGCGCCCATGCTTCACCTGCCGTCGTCGATGTACAGCGTGACCACCATGTCGGTGTCCGCTTGAGATGCGGGGGTGATGGTTACGTGCGGCTGAGCAAAGAACGGAACGGGACTGGCGAGGAGGTCGCTGAGCGTCTCCGCATCAGACGAGAACGAGAAGTCGGCAGAGTACAATTCTTCTCCACCACCAGCGACCGTGAGCGCGCTGCTCTTGTAGACCTTGATCGTCACCGCATCGCCAGTGTCGCCGTCGTTGTCAGAGATGGTGGCTCGGACCCCGAGGAGCCTTCCCACTGCGACCCCTGCCCCGCCATCTTCGGTGACTGCCTGGGCGGCGCTCTCGCTGACTGCCTGGTTCGTGAACGTCAGAGCGTCCACGTTGAATAAACTCATGGTCGCCCCCTAGTCGAACGCGACCGTTAGGGTCTTGCTGGTTGTGCCGTTGCTGTAGACCACGGTTGCCTTGAAGTTGTCGCCCGACTCGTCGAGCCAGAAGACAATCTCGCCAGCCTTGCCGCTGGCAGACGCGAAGCCGCTGGTGGTGGCAGCGTCGAGCGCTCGGATATAGACCGCGCCGTCGTCTCGGACCTGCACGCCTTGATTGATATGCTTGCTGCCTTTTGCCATGATACCCGCTCCTTGTAAGAGCCTGCCGAGGCAGGCGGGTGCTATTGCTTGCGCTTGTCGCTGCCGTCTCTGGCAGCTCTGTCTCTCTTGATTGCTGTCTCTCGCGCCTTCTGCTCTGCGCGCCTCGAGTCCATGCCGCTCTCGACCATGCGACCTTGCAGTCGCACCATCGCCTCGCGGTAGCCCTGCTTCTCGCTCATGTCATGTCCATCGACTTGCGTCGCTTCGACTTCGGCTTCGTGTCGATAGTCGCGAGTGGCTTGCGTTGCATTGCCTCGAGAGTCCTCGTCGCCGCATCGAGCCTGGCGCTGAGGATTTGATTGTGCGGCGCGTTGGCGACTGCGCTCTGCATGCGGTCGATGGTCTGCAACTGCTGCTCGACCTTGAGTCGGACGACTTGCTTGCTGACGGTGGCGATGATGCCAGACGACGACAGATGGCGTAGGAACTCATAGTAGGCCTCGCCGCCCGCGGCCCAGAACGCACGCCCGCCAACAACTTCGACGCTCTCGGTGGCGTCACAGTAAACCGAACCCTTGCCTGCCTTCGGAATCTTCTGAACGTACCAGCGGAACTTGCCGAGCCGCTCGTCGCTCGGTCGAATCATGTGCCAGCCTCGGCGCGTATGCTGCGCCACTGCGAGGTCGGTCCCGCCCTCGTCTGTCACGCCGCCGACGCCGGGGTCTGTCTTCAGCTTGCCCAGGAGCGGCAGCCACTCGCCCGTCTCCTCGATGAACTGCCACCGATGCGGGTGGTGCATGTACATGAAGCTCGAGGTCGACTTCGTCCGAGCGGGTAGCTTCGGCGCGTCGGGGCTGTCTTGCTGAGTAACTCTCTGTCCGACTATTGCTGACATTCTGTTCCTGTCCTTGTTGTGAACCGCGAGCGGCGGGGCGAGGTTGAGGGGAGCCCCGCCGCCCGAGTTCCTGTTGACGTCGCCGACTATCGGTCAGTGATAATTGACACGCCTCGGAGATCTTCAATTGCTGACACGCCAACGAAGGCGTGGGCGACGATGCGAGAGATGCCGGGGTCGGCAGTCCTCGCGAACTCTGCGTATACCGGACTACCGGCTGGAACGGATGCCGCAATGGAACCCGGCATCTGCGACTTCGCAGACGCTTCGACATAACCCCACGCACCAGCACCGAACATGGCACCAGCGGAGTCGGCACCAGCGTTCGCAGTTGCGACGCTGTCACTGGTCCAGATGTCAACGCCGAGATAGCTTCCCTTGAAGCCTGGGCTTCGAATCGCGAGCTGCTCGGCAGTCGCAGGCATGAACTGCACCGCGCCGCCTTCGCTTCGCAGCGAGGACTGGAGGTCGGTGTATTGCGTCGGGAACAAGACCGCGGCATACGGTCCCGGAACGATATTCTGCTCCAAGCTGAAAATAGCGTCGAACCACTCATCCGTGGTTAGATCCACGGTCGTGGTTCCTACCGCCGTGGCGAAGCTATCGATGATGCCGCACACCATATCGGTTACTCGTAGCGAGTACGCATCAGCAGCAGCCTGGGCGAGTCGACCGAGGTCGAGCTGGCCCGCTGCGCCAGTGATCATAAACTTGTCCGAGAGCCCGTAGCTTATGATTTGCTGGGCCACGGAAACCGAGAATTGGGCATGGGTCAAGGCGTCATTATCGAACGCGGCCGTCTCGTTGGTGTTGGCTGCGTTCATCGGATCGGCGAGTGTCACCGTCGGAGTCGCGAGCGTGTCGGAGCCAGAGCCACCGACGTCGCCGAGCTTCAAGCCGAGCGAGCGTAGATCGATTCGGTCGCAGAGGTTTTCCCACAGGAGGGTATTGAACACCTCAGCGGCGCGCATATTGCCGCCCTGTGTCCCGGTATAGGTAATTTCATTGGCCATGGTAGGCAGTCCTTATTCTTTGACGCAGCGCGTCAAGTTGATGTTTCGTCTGTTCGGTCCTTAGCGCCCGTTGGACTACCCGGCGACGGCGTGACCGATGACGTCTCTTCCCTTAGCGCCCGATTATCCCCGGCGACGGGACGGAAGCGACATCAGTGACAACGATAGGCAGACGACGCCGAGACTGTCAACCGTCAAGATGACCACGGCAAGACGAGTCCTTGCATCAGCTCGCCCTTATTCGCTTTCCATTCGTCCATCGCCAGGCCCGAGATAGAACCGGGGACGTATGACTGCGTCGGAGGCGGGGTAGGCTGCGCGCCGTTGTTCGCTTGCGGTGCGGGCACAGGCACAGGGGCGGGCGCTGACGGCTGCTCGAGTGCGGGCGTCGTCGCTGTCGGCGCTGCTGCGACGGGCTCAGGTGGACGCAGCGAGGACAGGTCTTGAATCATGCGGTCTTTGTTCGTAGTGAACCACGAGTCCCACGTCTGCGCCTCTGCGCCTGCCTGCTCTGCGTGCTGCTGATGCTGGTGCAGCATGAAGTCTCGGACGCTCTGCGTGCGGACGCCATTCTCGAGCATGCCGACGTGGTGCGCCTGTGTCTGCGCCGAGCGCGTCGCTACGTCGAGCTGGGCTTGTAGCGTCGACGATGCTTCGACTCGTGCTGTCAGCTCGGCGACTTGCGCCGTCAGCGCTGCGTGGCTCTCTGCCGCTTCTGCCGCCTGGCGCTCTGCTGCCTTGCGTCTCTCGACCTCCTGCTGGAAGCGCTCCTCTGGAATGGTTGCTGTCGCGTCTGTCACTGTTCACCTCCTGCTGATTGCTCTGGTTGTGCGGGACGAAACCCTCGACCCACCGACCCCATGATTCTTTCCGCTGCGTCTCTCGGAAGATTGAAGAACTCGGACAGCATCGACAGGCCCGCGTCTCGGGGCAGGGTGCCCTCTGCCACGCTCTGAACGATGGTCATCGCTGCGACGACCTGAGCGCCGTTGAGGGCGGTGTCCGCGAGCTTCTCTTCGGCTGGCGCGCTCTCTGTCTCTGCGACGTCTCCTGCTTCATCCTCGCCGCCCTCAGCCTGCTCCTCGACTCCGGTCGTGACAGAGACACCACGCAGGGCGGCGCTCTCCGCTTGGACGCGCTCGAGCCACGAGGCAGCCTCGTCTCGGGTCCATCCAGGATTCTCGGCGATGACGACATCGACGATGGAGCGGGTGCCGAGTTCAAGTCCCGCCCGAGCTTCGGCGATGCGCGCAGTGCGCTCGTCTGTCGTCAGCGGGATCTGGCTGTACCGAAGATTCCACCCGACATCTGGGAACGACTCGCCCTCGTATCGATTGCAGAGACTCGCAGCGAGAGCGAGGACGCGACGGTCGCCCGCCTCCATCTGAGGCATCAGCGCCTGCTGCCGCTCTCGCACTGCTTCGCGCTTCAAGCTGATAGCGTAGCCGCTCTGGGAGCCTGTCTGCTGAATGTCTGCGGGACTGATGCCAGCAGAGATGAGCGAGCGTTGTTCGTAGGCGTCAATGGCAAGCTGGAGGTTCGAGGGGTCGGAGCCTGCGCTCCATTGCAGCGCTTGCACCGAGCCAGCTCCCTCGCTGTCAATCATCAGCATGGTGGTCGGGTCTGCTGCGACTTCTCGTCTCGATGACCTGTTGCCGCCCTTCGTAGCGGTGCCCCTGATGATGCCGTTCGCCAGCCCGCGTATTGGGTGGGACGCATCCCGCACGCAGTAGTTCCAGAAGGTCCAGAGCGTCGCGACAGTCAACGTGGCTTCGACCATCTCCTTGCCGGTGTACGCATCCCACAGGCTGTCGCCGCCTCCCTCTGCGTGGTAGAGGACGTACGGGATGACAGGCTTGCTGTCGACGACGTACGGGTATGCGCTGCCCGAGAAGTCGCCGCCGAGGACTTGCTCGGTGATGTCTGTCGCCTTGTCGAGTCTCGCGCCGTCAGGCAGGACGACCCGATAGCTCGGCTCGTCTCTGATGTCGAGGACGTCCCACGTCCAGCGAGCCTCCTCCTTGCCCTTGATGGTCAACGTCCTGATGCGCGCCTCGATGATTGCGCTCGGGTCGTTCGGTCGGTCGGGCGTCGCTGCGGCCCATACCATGTCAGACGGCACGACACGGAACTGGAGCCCGTCGTCGGGTACATACGCAACACGCACGAGCGACTCCCGCATGCCGACCACCTGTCGCTGGTTGCGACCGAGTACGGGCCACAGCTCAGCAGCTCGGAGCTTGTTCGAGAAGTCTGCGACCTTGTCCTCGTTCGCGTCAGCATGCTCGATGGTGGGTGGCTTGCCGTACAGTCGCGACATCTGGTCGACGATGGAGCGGAACAGGTTCCGAGTCTGGTCGCGGTACCCGAGCCTGGCCGCTGTACCTTCTGCGAAGAACTCAGCGACGCGCTCGTCGAGGTCACGACGCCACCATCCTTCGATGATGCGACGACGCAGACGAGAGTGGGCGCGCCGCTTCTCGTCTTCGTTGTCAGGCAGAGGAGGTCGCTGCTGCTGCGGTCTAGGGTCGTTGGTATGAGCCATGCGGGGTCACCTTACACGGAGAGACTGGATGCCTCCAGCGCGAGTGTCAAGGAAGGAGCGCCCGATGTAGCGTGCCGCATCGAGAGCGTGGGAGAGGTCTTTGTTTTTCTGGTCGCCGCCAGGCCCGCGCCAATGACG